CCAATTATTCCAACAAGTAGTAAGCATGTTGTGAAGTCTTAGCATGTGAACTAGACAAGAGAGGAGATATCCTCTCAATTGTAGGTGTGGTGTTAATGGCATCATGCAAGCCTTCCAAGCTTAGGGAGTCAGTTCGAATCTGGTCACCTACACAATTTAGCGAGTAAGTAGAGCTGGTGCACTCGACTGTCTCATAAGCAGTAACTAGGTGGATTCGATTTCCACACTCGCCACTAATAGTCCAGAAGTGTTGATGGTAACAGCATCTGGTTGTCACCCAGAAGATTGCGAGTTCGACTCTCGTGTGGACTGCAAATTGATAGTAACAATTCTAAGTATATTGCTGTACTAAGAATGTCTGACAGAAGGCAAAGACCTCTAGTTAACTGCTTAATTCTAAAATGAAATTGGGCATCAGGTTCTTAAGCATTTAGGGATGACGTTTGCTTTTGTAATGCAAGGAAGACAGTTCGATTCTGTCATGAACCTCAGTAATGCCAGATTAGCTCAGTGGAAGCAGCAGTTGTTTTACATACAAAAGGTCACTGGTTCAATCCCAGTATCTGGTACTAAAGGTTTTGCAATTTTCCTGGCTATAGCTATAAATTGCGTCAAGGGTTTGTAGTTCAAGGGACAGAACCATGGTTTTCTAAACCATTAATCCTAGTTCGAATCTAGGCTAACCCTCAAATATCGTCTCGTAGCTTAACAGGGAAAGCATTCCTCTCATAAGGGAAAGAGAATGGGTTCAAGTCCCATCGAGACAACAAAATTAAAAAAATATTGTTTATTTAAAATAAAGTTATATCTTTACAGTGTAATGAGAAAATCATATTCATATAATAGTTTTAGTTCTTGGTATAATTGCCAAGCAGGACTTTTATGTGATTAAACTATATTCTTTTGTTCATAATACAAATTTAAATGTTAATTATTAAGAGTCCTACAGAAATGTAGGACTTTTTTTATATATAATGGTTAGGGAGATAAGGTATCCAGCGAGTCTGTAAAACTCTACTGAGTAGGTTCAATTCCTACCTAGCCAACAATGGAAGGTAACGCTAAGGTAGCAAACAGGTTTTGAACATCTGGTCAAGTATTAAAGCTTGGGGTTTCGATTACTCTATCTTCCTCTAATAGAAAGTGAACCTGCAAGGTGTAGGACTCCCCTGCTAAGGGATGAGAGGTGAAAGCCTTGGGTTTCAATTACTCCTCTTTCTACAATATGTCTTAGTAGCTCAGGGGTAGAGCAGGGTGCTGTTAACACTCAGGTCGTCAGTTCAAATCTGACCTTTGACTCAATCACTAGAATGCTGATGATGAAGCTAGCAGTCTGCAAAACTGTTATTGAGAGTTTGATTCTCTCTCTAGTGTCAAATACACTTTAGGACATGGTGTCCAAGCAGCCTCCAAAACTGTAGGAGATAGTTCGATTCTATCAAGGTGTGCTAAGGGGGAGTGGTGTAGTTGGTCTGCACGCTTGGTTGAAGCCCAAGAGGTACAAGTTCAATTCTTGTCTGTCCCACAATAAGGATAATCTGAAAATAAATATCAGGTTATCCTTTTTTTATTTAGATATAAACTATAGCTTTGAGGTATGATTCAAAGTAAAGAAATATATGAAGGGTTTAAGAATCTAGTTAAGTCTAAATTGTTACTTAGTAATAAAGAGGTAAAGACCATGGCTAAGCTAAGATATGACATTTGTAAAGATTGTACATCTAGAAATAGAATGACTGGCACTTGTCGAGAATGTGGATGCTTTTTAGCAGCTAAAACTAGAAGTGAAGCTTCAAGTTGCCCATTGAATCATTGGAATTCAATACATTAAATTATGTGTAAAAATAATAATTATGATACGATACCAGTTTATTATTGTAAGACTTGTTTAAGTTTAAAGATAATATCATTAGAAAGCAGTAATGTAGAATACTGTGGACATTGTGGAAATACTGAAGTATCTAAAACTTCAATTGGAAGTTGGGAGGAAATTTATAAAAATAAATATGGAAAATACTATATTGATTCCTGAAATAAGTAAATGGGATAGAGTCTGGCATATTGACTCAGAGAGAGATTATTACAAACATGAATTTTTAGAATTAACTAAAATTCAAGTAGATATAATTCATAAGTTTGTAAAAGAACACAAGAATTATTATATTTGCAAAGAGGGAAGAAACACAATGACATTATGCAAAGAAATAACTTAAATGTAAAAACATTAAATGTCTCAGAAGAACTATTTTTCAGAAGATGGTTAGAATTTTTAAACCATATCATGGATTAAGACAGAAAGAAATAGAATTATTAGGTCTATTTCTTTATAAAAGGTATCAGTTAGAGAAAGTAATTAAGGATGACAAGATATTAACTAAGATGTTATTTGATACAGAGAGTAGAAATGAAATACGAGACAAACTAAACTACTCAAGTTCTCAAATATTAAACAATATGATATCAGCCTTAAGAACTAAAAATATCATAGACAAAGATAACAATATCAATAAAGGTTTAATACCTTCATTGACAGGGGAGAATTTTAAATTAGTATTTAATTTTAATATTGTACCAGATGAAATTGGATAAAAGGCAACGAAATATAGTCAAAGCATTAGCTTTAAAATATGGAGTTGAAATTGACCAAGTTACACAAATTATAGAGTCACCTTTCAAGTTTATCAGAAAAACAATATCATCAGTAGATGTACCCAACATTAAAACAGAGGAAGAGTTCTTAGAAAAATGTAAGAATTTTAATATACCATACATTGGGAAAATGTATGCTAACGTTTATAGTTTTAAAAAATTTAAAAAGCGAGAAGAATGAGTTTAGAAAAATCAAATGAGAGAATCAACAGAGAAAAAAGAACAGACCAATTATTAGGTAGTTCGTTAAATGAACTTAAGAACAATGTCAAGTTAGAAGAGCATAACATGGATGAAATGATTATGACATTGAATGAGTCTTTTGATGATTACAAAGAAAAGTATGAGAAGTCAAAAGATTTTGTTATCCCTGAGATTACTCCTATTGGACAATCAATTATTACAAGTGCTACATTATTAAATATTCTAGAACAAAAAAAGTATTTAGCAGCACAAAAATTTGATATTAATATGATGGACACACTAAAGAAATCTGTATCAGATGTTCAAGTGGTAGTTGCTGTTGGACCTAGTTGTCAACAAGTTAAAATTGGAGATTTAGTGAAGATTAGATTTGAGGATTTTACAAGGGTAGTAAACCCTAATACTGTAAATTCACAAGAGGTGTTTGAGCTACCTTTAGAAGAGATTGATGGAAATCAATACATAGAAATGCACGAAAGAAATTTAAAATATATTTATAATAAATAAAATTAAACAAAATGGGAATATTAGTTATAGTATTAATAGCAGCATTATTATTAGTAACATGGGGTTACTTTGAAATGAAAGAAACTGCTAAGATTTGTAAAGAAGATAATTTAAAATTATCAATAGATATTAAAAATAGAGATGTTAAGTTAAAAAGTCTTAATAGAGATTTAATATTGGTTAAGAATGAACTTAGGAAAATTAGGGAAACTAAAGTAAAGATGGTCCCAGTAACTCCAAAGGAAGCTTTTCCAAAAGAGGCTATTAGAGATGATAGACCTACTCCGGTAAAAAAATCAAGAAAGCCTAGAAAACCTAGAGCAAAGAAGGAGTAATATCCTTTATATTAATATCAAATTTAAAGGAGGCTTGACAAAGCCTCTTTTTTTTGTTACATTTGTAAAAAGGAGAAGACATGCAATTATTTCAATTAAAAAATTACAATGTAGTTTTTGAACCTCAAGTGATGATGATTCAGGAATTTGCAGCCATTAGAGATAAGAATAAGAATGATGATTTAACATTACTGGAAATAAGCTTTATATGGTTTTATGCAGATGTGAGGTCTGACTTTCAAAACGTTATTGATGATGATGAAAGAATAGAAGAAGTTAAACATAGTATAGGGTTACCTAAGAGTTGGGAACCTTCAGATGAAGTATTAAATGCTATAGAGTTTTACCATAGTTATTCTAGTACACCAAGCTCTGGGTTATATACTGCTTCAATCGCTGCAGCAAAATTTATAGAAGGAAAGTTAAGAAAACCTCAAGGTTTATTAGATGAGACAGACGAGAAAGGAAGTAAACTTTATAAGTTAGATACTATACTTAAAATGATTAAAGATATTCCTGATGTAATGGTTAAGTTACATACAGGTAGAGAACAAGTAATTAAAGAATTAGAATCCAAAACAGGCTTAAAGGGTGGAAAAAAGAAGTCTATTTTCGAAGATGGAATCTAATCTAATACCTAAAGAAAGAACTTTTCAGTTTAATGATAGACAATCTAATGTATGGAATATTCAACAACTTGATGAAGCCATTTTAGATGAATTAGATAAAGCTGACTTGAGCCCTATGTATCTTAAAGAAGTTAAAGTTGATTTCTTAGAAGCTTACGACAGTATAGAATTCTTACAAAATATATCAAAGAAGGATAGAGTTTTAGCTAAAGACTTACCTAGATGGGATAATCCATATTCCAGACATAGAGTTGAAAAAGCTGATGGAATCATAGAGCCAAATCTTACAGACCCTCATATATTAGAGGATATGGATTTCTTTAGACAAGCAGCACTAACATTTGAAAGAACAGGAAGATACACTCACTTATACCCTAATAGTAATCCTTACTCTGAATATTCACAATGGTGGATAGAAGAAGCAAGAAGATGTAGAGAAGGAATGATAAGACCAGAAGATGGGGAATGGATTCCAGGATATTTATATTTTTATTGGAACTATAGTCCTATACAAAAGGTATCAGGTTCAGGGGATGAAGCATCTACTCGTGTTGAAGGATTTCCAAATCCATATGATGGTGACTACTTATTTTATCACTACCTGCAGAAAGCAAGGGGTAAAGGAAAGCATACAGGAACACTTAAGAAAAGGGGTTGTGGATTCTCATTTAAAGGAGGGTCTAAACTTGGTAGAAATTTTATATTAGGTGAAAACTCACGTAGTACAAATAATGTAAAATCATTTGCTATTGCTAATGAGAAGGAATATTTGATTAAGGATGGTGTATTAAATAAGTACTTAGATATTATAAACTTCTGCTCTAACCATACACCATGGCCAGGAACTAGAGAATTGAAAGATTCACCAAATGATATGGAATGGAAAATGGGATACAAAGACCCAGAGACCAATCAACCAGCTGGAGTACAGAATTCAGTAATGGGTGTAACTCTTAAAAATGATTCACATAGAGCTAGGGGTAAAAGGGGAGCTCTGATAGAATGGGAAGAAGTAGGTTCCTTTACAAACTTCCTTACAGCATGGGGTATTGCCAGACCATCGGTGGAAGAGGATAACAGAGTCTTTGGATTAATGAATGCTTATGGTACAGGTGGTGAGGAAGGTAGTGACCTTACAGGACTACAAGAAATCTTCTATAACCCTAAAGGATATAACATCTTATCTATGCCAAATAGATTTGATAAGAATATAAATGGTAGAACACAGTGTGCATTCTTCTTTCCTCAATATATGAATGTAAATGAAAGATATGATAAGAATGGTAACTCTGATGTGATAGGTGCACTAGTCCAAATACTTGTGGCCAGGATAAATGTAAAATATAATACTACTGACCCACATGCAATTGTGCAGGAAAAAGCTGAGAGACCAATAACACCTCAAGAGGCTATTATGAGAACTGAAGGTTCTGCATTTCCTGTAGCATCACTTAAAGATTACTTAGAAGAAATTAAACCTGATATAGTAAGATTCACAGCTGAACATTATGTAGGAGATTTAGTTTATGATACTAATGGAGAGGTAAAATGGCTTCCTAATGCAGATGTAACAATAATTAGAGAATATCCACTTAAGAATAAAAGAAATGTAAATGGAGGTATTGAGATATTTGAGATGCCTAAGAAGAGTGAGAGAGTTGGAAAGGTATTTGATAATAGATACATAGCTGGAGCTGACCCCGTGGATAATGATTATACTCAAAATGGTTCATTAGCATCAATCTTTATATTTGATACTTGGACAGATAGAATTGTAGCAGAATATACAGGAAGACCTATTCTAGCTGAGGAATACTATGATAAATGTATTATGCTACTTAAGTTTTATAATGCTAAATTAAACTATGAAAATAACCTTAAAGGATTGTTTAGTCATTTTTCTAATAATAATGTACTATATTTACTAACAGATACTTTACAATATCTAAGAGACCAAGAATTAGTTACAGGTTCATTAGGGGGAAATAAAGCTAAAGGTACTAGAACAAATAAGGAGACAATTAAATTAGGTAAGACACTTCAGCGTGGTTGGCAACTAACACAACAGTTAACCCTGAATGAAGATGGAGATGAAATTTATAAACCTAACTTTAGGACTATCAGGAGTATAGGTTATTTAGAGGAATGTATACAATGGAATCCAGATGGTAACTTTGATAGGGTATCAGCAATGGATATGGTTATGCTACTTCGTGAGGATATGAAGATATCAATTGAAAATTATAAAGAAGATAGAGATATAGCACCTTCACCAAATGATGGTGATGACTTTATTGATAAAAACTGGAATAATTATATGAATCGTCAAACTTAATTATAGCTATAAGTAGAATTAGATTAGTCCACTGCTAATGGCTATTTTTGTAAATATATATATATAAAATGAAAAGTGTATTTAAACAGTTTCCTAGACAAAAGTTATCCTTTAAAGGAAAAAACAAAGTCTGGAGAAAAAAACATTTGGATTGGGCAGATGATAATAGCACTATAAGTAGTGTTAGCCTTAGAAAGAGATTACGTAGTAAAAAACGTAATATTCAATTCTTTAATGGCATTGTACATAAGGATGATTTAAAGTTAACTTTGAATCCATCTAACCTTGAGGATTTCTATATCCCAGGGGCAATACAGCATTATCCTATAATTGTACCAAGACTAAATGTATTAGTAGGTGAAGAAAAAGCAAGGAGGTTTGATTGGAGAGTAACCATTATCAGTCCAACGGCAATATCGTCAATAGAAAATAATAAAAGAAAGGAGATTCAATCTAAATTAGAACAATTACTTACTCTCCAATACTCCGAAGAAGAAATTGAAAAAGAACTAGCTAAGTTTGGTGATTACATGAACTTTGAATGGCAAGACATTCGTGAAAAAAGAGCTAACTTATTACTGAAGCATTTCATTAAAGAATTGGAAGTTGAAGAGAAGTTAAGTGATGGATTCATGGATGCATTAATTCATGGTGAAGAATCATACCTGTGTGACATCAAGCATAACAATCCTGTGTTTGAGAGATTAAACCCTTTGAAAACTTATGTGATTAGAGCAGGAAACTCAGATAGATTTGAGGATGCTGATTTAATTATAACTGATGATTACTGGTCTCCGGGTAAAGTCATTGATACTTACTATAATCAATTGAGAAGTAAAGATGTTGATTATATTCAAGGCAATGGTGTTTCTACTGGAACAGGTGATAACATGGATGGTGATATGTCTAAAGAAGACATTGATGATAAAGCTGGTTTAGAATATGCTAGGTCTTTAATGTTAGATGACCATATAGATTTAATGGAAGGTGCTTTTGATAACTTTGCAACTAAATCAAATTACTTTGACAATGATGGTAATATAAGAGTATTACGTGTATTTTGGAAAAGTCTTAAGCAAATCATGAAGGTAACTTACTATGATGAGCAGGGAGATGAACAAATTAAATTTAGAGGAGAAGATTATGTAGTTTTATCTGATAAAGGTGAAGTTGCAGAAAAGTATTGGGTTTCACAATGGTGGCAAGGTACTAAGATAGGTGAAGAGGTTTATGTTGACATGAAGCCAAGAGCTATTCAATATAATAAAATAGGTAATCCAGGATTTAACTCCCCTGGTATTGTAGGACAAATATATAACTTAAATGACCAAAAGGTGGTATCTCTTTTAGATAGAGCAAAACCTTTTAATATATTATACGATGCAGCTTGGCATAGATTGCTTGAAGCTTATTCTAAATGGTTTGGACCATTACTTGAAATTGATAAAGCTAAGTTTGCTGAAGGATGGGATATTACAAAAACATTATACTTTGCTAAAAAGGCAGGTGTAATTGTAATAGATTCATTTAAAGAAGGTACTCGTGGTAATTCTACAGGTAAGTTAGCTGGAGCAGTTGGTAATACATCTGGTAAAATATATAATCCTAACATGGGTGATTACATCCAACAAAACATTAACATGATGGAATATGCTAAGACTCAAATGGATGAGATACTTGGTATACCTAAACAACGTCTAGGAGCTGTAGAGAATAGAGAAACAGTTGGTGGAGTTGAACATGCTATTAGACAATCTAATTATGTTACAGAAGCATACTTTAAAAAACATGATGGTGTAAAAAGAAGAGCTTTATCATTGTTACTTGAAACTGCTAAGATTGCAATGAGAGGTAATAAAATGAAACTTATGTACATTGCTGATGATATGACTAACCAAGTTATGGAAATTGAAGGTGATGACTTTATGGAAGAAGACCATGGATTAATGGTTACCAATGGTGAAGACTATGCTAAGTTAGAACAAAATTTAGAGCAATTGGCACATGCAGCATTACAGAATCAAACATTAAGTTTTGGTACTATAATGAAAATATTTACATCTCCATCTCTAGTAGAAGTACAAAGACTTGTAGAGAAAGATGAAAAACAAATGCAAGAAAGAAATGCTAAGTCAGCTGAAGACCAAAACAAACAAGCAATGGTAGCTCAACAAGCTTTAGAAGCTAGAGAAAATGAGTTATTAAGATTAAAAGAATTAGAAATTACAGAAAAGAGTAGAATAGAAGAATTAAAACTTATTGTAACATCACAAGATAAATCTATAGATAGAGCAGTTGGAGCAGACGAGAATCAAGATAATGAAAATGGGGAAGACAATCCATTAGATGAAGCAAAGTTCAAACTAGACAAAAAAGACCAAGGTGATAAAGTTCAGTTAAAAATTAAAGAGTTAGCTGATAAGATGTCAATGCATAAGGATAACTTAGTTATAAAAAATAAACAATTAAATAAGCCTGTGGTTAAGACTGCAGCTAAATAAGAATGTTAGATGATATGAAGATATATTTTTCCCCATTTGCTACATTATTCGCAAAGACAGTAATGTACAAAAAAGGTATGTTATTACCTGTATCTACAGCATTAAGTATAGGTATTGAGATAACTCATAAAATTCTTAATACAAGTTTTCTTGGTGTTTCTACTAGCTTTTTAATATTGATATCTGTTTTATTTATGGTTGACTTCTGGACTGGTGTAATGGCCAGTAGATTCGAAGAGTTGAAAGCCATTAGAGAAGGAAACAAGAAAGAAGCCTATGATAAAAAGTTTAATAGTCGAAAGATAACATTTACATTCTTTAAATTCTTAATGCTATTCTTATGGATATGGTTAGCTGATATTATAGGAACTAAGTTTGAAGATTTAAAGTATATGAACACTACATATGAGATTATAACAACTATACCTTTAGTGCTTGTAACATTAAGAGAATACATTAGTATAGGTGAGAATATAGAGAGAAGATTTAATAAATCTCTTTATATATTTAAACTTGTAGAAAAGATATTTGAAATTTTAGAAGGTAAATTTTTTAAAAAACTAGGAGATGATAAAAAGAAAAAATAATTCTAAAAATCCCCACATGGCAACCATAGAAACAATACTAGATAGTACATCATATGGAGAAGTAATGAAGTCATACGATGTAGAATTTTTAGATAGATGTAGATTATATTATGAAACTACTGATGAATTCGAAAGATGTGCAGAGATACGTGATAGAATATAACTTATAAATAAAGCTAATGCTAACATTCCTAAATAAAAATTGGACAATTCTGTTAATTGCAGGACTTGCTCTATATATTGTCTATTCCGGGAATAGGGATAACAGTACTACAAAAAATGATGATAGGATAGATAGCATTCTAAGAGTATTATCTATTCCTCAAAAAGTAGGAACTTTTAGTAATGAATCCCCACAACCTACTATCATAGTAGTACCTCAACCAGGTAATACTAATTCTGGAATGAATAACGAAATGCTAAGAGCCTTTGAAGCAATGAAGGATGATAATGCTAAGACAAGAGCTTATGCAGAAGCTATAGCTCGCAAACTATACAGTAATGTATATTCAGATAGTCTTGTTAGTATTAAAGTAGATGATGTTGTTGAAGGAGGTATTCTTAAAAATCAAAAGGTTGATTGGACTGTAAAACCTCAGAAGATTGAATACTTTGAGAGTATTTATTATATGAAACCAAAATATACAATTACAGCTGGAGCTAAATTAGGAATGGCAATGGACTCAGCTGGATACATTAGACCACAATTATTACCAACTATAGGATTTAAGGGAAGAAATGGATGGACCTACGAAGGTAGTGTTAATCTATTGAATACCAAAGAATTCATGATAGGTGTTAGTAAAGATGTCTTTACTAAGTATGAAAAGATACCAGAGAAAAAATGATTTTAGCTATATGTAGTTTTTTACATATTTAAATAAACATACTACTTTTGTGTTAAGGAAGAAACAATTTATTAATTATAATTATTAATTATGGGAGGAGAAACAATATTAGGCTTAGATGCCTTAAATGAAGAAGAATTCAGTATAGACGAAGCTGGAAGTCTTTTAGATAATATACCAGGTGCATTGACTCCAGAAGAGCAAGCAGCTGCGACAGTAGTAGATAAGATACCATCTACTGAAGAACAAAACAAAATAATACCTGGTGAGGAGGTTAAAAAACCTTCAGAGATAGTAGCTAAGGATAAAGACGAGGTTAAGACCCCTGAGAATATGAGTAACTCTTCTCCCGGTTTGTCAAAAATCTATTCTTCCCTAGCTACTCATTTATTTGATGAAGGGGTTTTACCAAGTCTTAATAAAGATAATATTGATATTACTGATGCAACTAAGTTAGCTGATGCTATTAAAGCTGAAATAACTTCCGGATTAGATTCTGCACAAGCAGAGTATAAAAAGGCAATGGAGACTGGAGTCCCTAAAGATGATTACGTATCATATCAAAAAGTAGCTAACCAACTTAATGGGATTACACCAGAGTTGATAGCAGCTGATGATGATGCAGCAATCAATCTTAGAACAAACATAATTGCTCAAGATTTCTTGAACAGAGGGTTTGATAGAGACGAAGCTTTAAAGTATGCAAAAAGGAGTGTAGATTTAGCAGAAGATGTAAATGATGCTACGTCTGCTTTAGCAAGGTTAAAAGAGCATAATGTTAAGAATTATAATGATTCAATTGATGCTACTAAAGCCGAAGAAACTAAAGTTAATGATGATATTAAGAAGTTCATTGATACAACAGAAGAGGTGTTAAAAGGAGTAAAATTAACTCAAAGAGTTAAAGATGACTTACTTAAACAAATAACAACACCAATTGGCAATGATAAAAATGGTAAACCAACTAATGCTTATTACAAAGCTTATAGTGAAGACCCAGTTAAATATCAAGTAGTTCAAAACTACTTATATATGGTTACTAAAGGTTATACTGATTTTTCTAAAATTAACAATGCTGTTGAATCTAATGTATCAAGACAAATTGATGAAGTCTTAAAAAATAACGGAGCTGGATTCCTTGATAAAGGGGGAGTAAACTTCGACAATAGTGATACTGACTCAAGCTTCTCATTAGGAGGAGATTTGAAATTAGATATATAAATAGAAAAATAACCGATTAAAAAAAATAAAAATGTTTCAATTAGGTAGATACCAAGTTACAGATTCACAGGCTATCGCAGGGATGATTAATCCTGAGAATACTTTGGATGCAATGTACAAACGTAGTCCTCAAAAGATAAACAATATGTTTATCAAATTGCTTGCCATCAATCGTGGTAGAAGCTTAGAGGCTTTATTAAACAAATTTCCAACGAAATACATCGAAGATGATAGAGATTTCTATTGGGAATTGATAGGAAGTTCTAGACGTAATATTCCATTAGTGGAAGCACGTTACAAAGGAGCAATAGTAACTGATGGTGAATTCAACATTGGTGAAGGTGGAACTCAATTCGAATTAGTATTTCCAGAACTTTGGTTCTTTGATGGAGAAACTATCGTAGGTGAGAAAAATGAATTATATCCAATTAGAGTTCTTAAGGAACCTAAGCCAGAAGGACTTAACTTTGTTTATCTTGTAGAATGCTTTGGTGGAGACACTGAAAATGGTATTCCAGGTGAAGAATTAGTTAGAGGAAAAAGATTCTCTGTAGATTACGCTGCTGTAGGTAGAGGTTTATCAAGAGATGTTGGTGGAGTTAGACGTGTTACTCCAGTATCAATGAGAGGTGATGTTTCAACATTAAAATTTCTCATAAGATTGCAGGTAATGCTCAAAATAAAAAGATTGCAGTAGGTATCCCAGTTGTGGATAATGCAGGAGCACAAAAATCTTTTAATGTTTTAGGATTGTATGAAGACTGGTTAGTAGAGCAAGAATTCTCTATGTACAAAAACAGAGCTTTAATGTTCGGTAGAACAAATCGTGATACTAAAGGTGAATACCATAATATTGACAAATCAGGATGGCAAATCAAAATGGGTTCTGGTATTAGAGAGCAAATGGAATATGCAAACACATTCTATTATGATGGTCAATTTGACTTAGAAATGTTAGAAGAAATCTTACTTACTTTATCAGAAGGTAAATTAGGATTTACAGAAAGAACTTTCATGTTACGTACAGGTGAAAGGGGAGCTTATGGATTCCATAAAGCAGTACTTAATTCAACTTCAGGTTGGGCAAGTAACATTGGAAACCCAGGAACTAATCCAGCAACTATTCAAAAAACAAGTTCTGAATTACATGAAAACTCATTCAAAGCAGGATTCCAATTCACTGAGTATTTTGCACCTAATGGTGTAACAATCAAAGTTGAAGTTGATGATTTCTACGATGATAAAGAAAGAAACAAGATACAATTCCCTGGTTCTAGAGGTGTTGCAGAGTCTTACAGATATGATATTTTCTATATCGGAACTCCACAACAACCAAATATCCAGAAAGTAGCTATCAAAAATTCTGAAGAATACAGAATGTACAGATGGGGATTCAGAAATCCATTTACTGGTGGAGCTAACAACATGCATGGTTCACATGATGAAGATAGTGCAATCGTAACTAAATTCTGTCAATTGGCAACAGTTGTATATGACCCAAGTAGAACAGCACAAATTATACCTGAGGTATTAGGATAATAAATAATAGGTTTTAAAGGGTGTACCTTAACACCCTTTTAATTTTAATAGGAGAAGAAATTAAAGCTAAATAAGAATTAAGAATGGAAACAAAGAAAAAAATAGACACTAGTTTTTTAAAAGATGAGACTATTGTAGTAAGGTTTTTACCAAAGCCAACAAAGGAAATAAGAGACCCAAAGCATATTGCTTATGGAGGTAAAATGGAAGATTGTTATGATTACATTGCACCACCTAGACTTAGAAAGGATAAATTAAAAAATATTCTTACAACAGTTGAAAAAGAAGGATTAGAACATTTGATGGGGCAAGACTTATCAATTTACGGAGACTTCTGGAAAGGTTATAGAAGTGGAGGATTATTCCCAATAGCATTAGGTAAAAGAGATAAGTTTTTAAATTTATCAGTTCCTGAGGATTATATTATATATAAAGTTCTTAAGTTAAATGAATCATTAATAGCTAACTCACTAGAAGAAGTTAGACAGAAAGGTAGCTATAAATATGTAATGGTTAGAGAAAATGAAGGAGTCAAGCATGATGAAACAAATGTTGATAAGAAAGAACAAGCTTATGATTTATTTGGAGATATCAAGAAAGATGCTTCAATCTTAAGATATGTACTTAAAGAGTTTGGTAAACATACTCATGCAGGTCAAAAAATATCATTCTTGAAAGGTGAAGTTGGTAAAATGATTGAAACTGATATTGACAACTTTATCAGGATTACAGGAGATAAAAATCTTAAAATTAAAACTATCTTGAATGAAGCAGTAGTTTTAGGAGTTACCAAAAGAATGAGTGATTTATACTATACTCTGGAAGGAGACTTTATAGCAGAGAAAGGAAAAGAAGCTAATTTAGAAAATGCAGCTAATTACTTGAAAAGTCCAGTAGGACAAGAAACAAGAATATCAATAGAAGCTAGAATTAAAAACGCTAAAGAATAAAAATAATGAATGTACTTGAGTTTAGTAGAGAATTTAATATCCTTTATGACAATATTACAAGCAATTCAGCACCTGGGCTAAATGAGTATGACAAATCTGTCATGCTCACCAAGGCTCAAGAAGAAATAGTTAAAAATTACTATTCAGGATATAATCAAATCAAAAATGGATTTGAAAGTACTGAGAAAAGAAGAGGGGAACTTGAACAATTGGTTATACCATATAAGACAACAACCCAAATTACCAGCACTAATGGAATAAGTAGTGCATCTAAGTTCTTTAAGATACCCGAAGAGGTATTTTATATAACATTTGAGCAAGTGAAATTAATTTCAGTTGACCCATGTTTAAATGGAAAATACATAAATGTTAAACCAGTCACACATGATGAGTTTAATGTTTCTATTAAAAGTCCATTTAGAAAACCAAATAAAAATAGAGCTTGGAGGTTAAATGTAACAAAGCAAAGTGATGAAAGAGTAGTCGAGATAGTCTCTGCCTACCCTATCGAAGAATATACTTGCAGATACATTAAGCAGCCAAAACCTATAATCTTAACTGATTTTGAATCAGACCCAGATTTAACTGGAATGAATTTATCAATTGAAGGAGAGAATACTGTCACTGAATGTGAGTTAAATGCAGAAGTTCATAGAGATATACTGAACAGAGCTGTAGAACTAGCCGTAAGAAGTTACAGAGAAAATACATTACAAAATAATGTACAACTAAATACAAGAAATGTTTAATTAAAAATTATAAATTATGTCAATGATAGGCGAAATTCAAGTAAGAAACATGTTTGTAGCAAATCGCTACCCAACATTAGACACCGTATCAGGTGGGTCTGGTCAAATCAATACAGATGAGACTAGCTTAGTAAAAGTTCTTAAGGATGATGGAACTAATTTAGATGTATTAGCATCACAACCTAGTGGGTTAGCTGTTGCCAATAACTCTGAACTTCTAATTGCACTTAGGAATCATAAAGGTAAAATGACATTGAGTGATGTTATCAACCCTAAAAGAGTAACATATGCTAGTTCAAAATCATATGCTGCACCTGTACAAAAAATACAAACTTTTTCAGTTATTGATGCTGTAGCTAACAAATTGTATTCTGTAAGAATTACAATAGCAGGGTTTGGTTCTCTTTCAGTAGAAAATGAATACATTAAAGAGGCTTTCTTTAAGTCTAAAACAGGAGATGATGCAGAAGATATCGTAGATGGTTTAATTGCTTCTTTGAATAGAAACTTCTCTCGTGAGCAAGGTTCAACTCCAACAACAAACACAGGATTTACTTTCACTAAAACTGGTGCAACTACAACAGCAGCATTAGTTATTACAGAGAAAAATTGGATACCTGAGTATTATGTTACAGGTAAAAAAGATAGATTAACTATGATGTGGAGAGCTAACTTTAGTGGTGGTGATACTCCAGCAACTGATACATTAACTCCAGGGAGTGATGGTATAGGTACAGGTTATCAAGTAAGAAACATGGAATACTATTTCTTAGGAAATAGAGAAGATTCTTTCAGACAAATGGGTTACCCTCATAACTTTGATGCAGTATATAATTCTATTTTAGCTGGTACTTACCACATTTTAGAAATTGGATACTACGATGAAGGAAGAGATGATGCTCAAATTAAGTCTAAAAAACAATTCACTCTTGTAATACAAGATACAGCTGACATGAATTTGTTAATCGCAGAGGTTAATAAATCTTTATTAGCAACAGGAATTGTAATACCAGTTGTAGCATAATTATGCTAAAACTAGCGTAATCAAAATATACTATAAAAGGGTTACTTGTCAAAGTAGCCCTTTTTTTTTCTAACATATTTAACTACATTTACAACTATGATAACAATTAATAGTTTTACGATAGCTAGTGATGGTAGTAAGCTTAATGTATCAGTCTCAGCAGCAGCAAGTTATAAAATAACTTCTGCAATTTTATGGACACAAGATACATATAAAGATTATACTAAAGCAATAGACTTTACAAGTAAATTGACTCAAACTAGCGAGGATGAAATATTCGAAATTACAGCTGCTGATATGTCAGTAACTGAATTGGATGGAATATATTGGATAGAATTTGAAACAGATGAAGCTGCCCAACAAGCAGCATTAGGTGTTACTACTAACTTAACAAGATTTTATTACTGTATAAGTGAAATGGTATGTGCTGTAACAGACCCATGTGTTGATAATAATATGCCTTTATTTAACTCATTAACTGCTAACTTATATATAGACTGTTTAAGGAATGCCTTAATCTTAAGTCAGTATACTTCAGCAATAATGTTTTGGGAAAATTTAAATAGAATGTGCAAAGTTAGCTGTAAAACATGTTGCGATATAGCAGCAATTACACAAGCTGGATTTGGATTTGCAACAATTAATAATGAACTAATAATATCATAATATTATGAATCTTGAACACATGACAGTTATTACTTGCTCAGGTATTAAGTTTACTGAAATATTAAAATATTATGGTAAAGCTGATGTTGTGCAACTTTCATTTTTAAACTTATTATATAAGTTAATAGACAATCCTAACATGACTATTCCATTTGATTGTGATAGGCAATTAAAGGAAATGGCTGCTAAAATTCAAATGAGTAATCCTACTATATGTACAGTTCCTATAAATGTTATTAGTGCAAGTAATATAATTATAGCTAATGTAGCACCAACCGTGAGTGATGGAGAAATTAATTATGATATAAGCTCATATACATTTAAGTATGCAAATTTCACTACAGACTTCGCTGATGCAGATGGAGATATCCCAGAAACAGTAAGGATTGTATCTTTACCTATAAATGGAGAAATTACCTATGTAGGTAGTCCAATAAGTGCAGGATTTGAATTTGATATATCATCAGTTAGTTTACTGGAATATACTCATGATACTGGAGAAACAATAGACACTTTCAATTTTAGAGTAAGTGATAATAACATAAATAAATTATTTAGCAACATGGCTTTATTTACAATAAACATAGATGAAATTATAAACCAATGTCCTGACTCAGTAGGTGTGAATGCATTTACACTTGATAGTAAATCTACTAAAATATTTTCTTTAGCTGACTTTACAAGTGGCACAACACCTCCTTACTCAGACCCTGATGGTGACCCAGCAGAAGCTGTTAAGTTTACAACAATTCCTGGAATAGGAGAATTACAATTAAATGGAGTGGATTTAGTACCTAATGACGTAGTGCTAGTAGGTGATATAACATTAGGTTTACTAACATATGTTTCAGACCCAACAGATGAAACATTATATGTAGCTACGTTTGATTTTAGCGTCTCTGATACAGGAGCCCACTGCTTTACAGCAGGTGGGGTTATGGTAATGACAGTATCAGCTTATGTCAATCAACCAGCAGTAATTGGAGATGGTGAATTAACAGTTGAAGAAGGAGTTATAATAACTTTTACAAGAGATGATTTCACTTTAAACACTACTCCTCCATACACTGACCCAGAAGGAGATATTGCTGACAAACTTAAAGTTACAGTATTACCTTCAAGTGGTATACTTAAATTGAATGGAATTGCTGTAATAGCAAATGATGTTATTAACTTTACAGATATAGATGCAACATTACTTACGTATGAACAAGCTGTAGCTGCAGGAGGAACATTAGAAGCATTTACATTCCAGATAGCTGATGCTGGTTCTGGGATATTCGTATCATAAATAAATCTTAAGCTGACATGGCAGATTTTAAAATAAATGTAAAAGTCCTTAATTCTATAATTAATAATGTAGAAGAAATTGGGGTAGCTGGAGAATCATTAACTGAAGGTAGCTTATGTTATCTAAATGGTGATAACAAATGGTATCTGGCTAGCTCAACTGATGCTGCAAAATGTAGTACAGAATTAAGAATAGCTCAACAAGCAATAATAATTGACACTGCAGGCCCCTTATTACAATATGGGGTTAAAGGTGCATTAGGACCTTTTACCATAGGAGAAAAATTATATGTTGGAGAAACTCCAGGTGCTATAGTATCTGGTGCTCCAACAAATCCTGCTCATTATCAAAGATACATTGGTACAGCTAATTCTGTAACATCATTAGTGTTCAACCCAGATTCCACTTATATTAAAGTGGATGCTAGTGAAGTTGAAGGAATCAGCTTTAACTTTTTAAAAGATGTAGTTGATGATATAACTCCTCAATTAGGAGGTGACTTAGATGCTCAGAATAAGAGTATATTAAATGTAAAAGATTTAACTTTTCAAGGAGGTGAACCTATATCTCATAATGATAAATATCATACTATTAATGTACCAACTGGTGATGGAACTATAGTAAAAGTAGGTATAGATAATGCATTTGAGGTGCATAATGATACAGGAAGTACTTTATTTGCAGGAACTGTTGTATATCCTAACGGAGCTTCAACTGCAGAAATATCTAATGTGTCAAAAGCATTGGCAGATTCACATGAGACTATATCATTACAGTTGGGTGTTGTTGCTTCAGACATATTAAATGGAGCAAATGGACACGTATATGTAAAAGGAGTTATAGACCCTATTGATACAAGTTTATTCCCAACAGGTCCAGTATATTTATCTTCTACAATTCCAGGAGCACTTACAAGTGTAAAACCAGAATTCCCAGAGTATGAAATATTAATGGGAATTGTAGATAGCAGTTTATCGTTAGGGGTAATAACTATTGACCCTAAATATAATACAAATGATACTATAATTAACTTCTGGAATGGTACAATAAGAGAAAAGTTTGACTTCAGAGTTACTACCGATGGGATTACTGTAACAGGAACACTAACTCCTGCAAGTTCAAAACTTAATCTTACAATGATATTCAACGGAGCTTTTGATACTTTAATAGCTACTCCGGGAATAGAAGTACAATTAGTGCCAGGTATAGACCCTTTACCAACAGAAAATTATATTTATGTACCAGAGAGTACTAGAGTTCTAACTGTAAGTACTTCAGATTTTCCTACTACAGCCCACATTAGAATAGCTAGAGTAGCCCTAAGGTCTGTAGCATCTACAGTAACAGATGGACCCATAAAAAATCAGAATATAAATGATGCTATGGCAGAACCTAGTGGTGATGGCAGAGGACATATGGCACATATTGGAGATAGATTAAGGTTATTGGAAGCTAAGTGGCAATCAGGAGCTGAAGGTATTACTACAATAGATAATACAATTACTCCATACGATGTATGGTTAACTATCACTGGAGGAATAATATATCAATTACATAGACAAGTTTATCCTGCTCAAGACACACAATCTGGAGATGAATTTCACGTAATAAATGATTTTTTCAATCCTTACAGAGCTGAGACTAATTTGAATACATTGACTGAAGATTCTAGTGGTGTAACTTTAAACAATACTTCTTTTTCTGCAGTGGTGTGGGGAGTAATGAATAAGACAGGAGAAACTCAACATATAATGGTAAATCTACCAACTACTTCTTATGCCTTTTCATCTCCAGATGATGCATTGAATGATGCTTTAAATTACACTGATTATTCAATTCCTAAATTATTTGAAGGAACTGGATTTCTTATGGCTAGATTTACATTCACTCAAAAGAATGGGGTATGGCAATTAATAGCAACTCAAGATATTAGAGGTAAGTCCCCTAATACTTTAGGAGGTGGAGGTGGTACAGGTGGTACTGGAGTAGATAGCTTCACAGCTCTTACTGATACTCCTAATGATTATATAGGTTCTGGAGGTTACCAAGTTAAAGTAAATTTAGCTGAAACAGGATTAGAGTTCACTCCTGCTATACTTGGAGATAAAAACTTTATCTTTGACCAGGGAGTTCCAAGTAACACATGGAATATAAATCACCCTTTAAATAAAAGACCTTCTGTAGAAACAGTGGATACTGCAGATACAGTTGTAAAAGGTCAAGTAGAATATATAGATGATAATAACTTAACAATAACTTTTAATGCAATATTTGCCGGAAAAGCTTATTTGAATTAAAAAATTAACCAATTAAAAAAAATAAATAAAATGGCAAGTCGTAAATTTTTAGTCGATATAGACTTAAACAAAAATCAACTAATTGCAGCAAGAGTAGAAAATCTAGGGACAGCTCCTGGAACTCCTGGATTAGGACAAATATTCTTTGATACTTCAGACAATAATGAGTATTCATGGAATGGAACAGCATGGGTAAATAAAACACCTAATATAAAAGCTCAATTTGATGCAGTTTTATCAGATGGTAATTTTGTATTTGAGGGAGATTCAATTCCATTATCTAATATAACAGGTGTAACAGCTACAGTTGCAGAATTAAACTTATTAGACTTAAGTGGATTAACAACTGGATGGGCTTTATTAGCAGACTCTGCT